ATTTAAAGCAATAGCAATTAATTCAAAATTAGTTGAGGTTGGTAATTCTTTAAAATAACTTTGTATTGAATTTATATTTACTTTATTTTCTATTTCTCTTTCTATTTCTCTTTCTATTTCTCTTTGCTTCGGTATAGGCTTCGCTATAGGCTTCGGTATAGGCTTCGGTATAGGCTTACTTTTTTTTCCTCCAATACTACCTCCACGTACTAAGTTTAAACGACTTTCGCAACTTGGAATGAATAAAATATTTTCTTTAATTTCAATAAGATTTAAGAGCAATAGTTTATCTAAAATCAAATTTAATTCATTTATCGAAACTGAAAATTTACGAAGCCAAACATCTTTTTTTATTTCGGTTTTATTATCATTTAACATTGCGAAATCAATAAATTCTCTATATAATCCACGTTCACTTAAAGATAATTCGAAAACACTATCTGAATTGCCCCAGTCTTTTGGGTACCATGTATAACCTAGTTTAGCCATAATTAAATTAAAAAAGCCTAATGCTTTTGGAGTGTGCGCTCCGCCAGCAATAGGCTAAATAAGTAGTTATTAAAAGGCTCGCACAAACCATAACTATTGCAAATATACTATAAAATTATTTCATATCCTAAATTTATAATAGTATTTTTTTTGAAGTACCAAAAAACCACATATTGTTGTTTTAAGTTATCGAATGCTAATATCGGGTTACTACCTTTTATCTGATGAACCATAAAGTATTCTTTGAGGGCGTGTCTTAATCCTGTCATAAGTTAGTGTTTAAATTAGGTTTTAATGATGTGTTAAAATTAGGTTTTAATATATTTTTCCGTTAATAATTTTTAAATTGTAAAAAGTATAATTGCCTGTTTTAATTTCTAATTCGCAATAGGCGAAGCCAGTATTCCATTTATTGATGGGCATATAGTAAGGAGTTTTACCGCACAAACAACCAACGGAGTGAACGCTGAATACATCCCCATACATAGAAGCTTCAGTATTAGAACTTGTTTTATGGTAGTGACCAACAACTACATTCTCTAAAGTTTTTAAAAACGTACCTCGAGCTGGATTAACTCCACCGCTTCCACCAAATAATTCATGTCCATGTAATACAGTTAATTTACCAATACGAATAGGTCTTTTTTCTTTTACTATTTCAATCTTTAATTCGCCTAATTTTAATCTATTTTCTAATTTAAACTCAGGATCATCAAATATTTCGGGTGCTTTTAAAAATAACCATTTCTCCCAGCGTTCATCGTGATTGCCTAACTTAAAAACTATTTTAGCTTTTGGGAAGTGTTCACGTAGCGAACTCAAAAATATACGTGCAGCTTCAAACTCTTGATGAACTTGTCTTTGTCTCCAGTCCTTCTCATGTCTCGATATACCAGCAAAGTCTAAAACATCACCATTGATTAAAATACAATTTACTTTTTTCTCTTTACCATAATTTATTGCTTTCTGAATTGAATCGTTATCCTGGTAAGGTATATGTAAATCCGATATGATTAAGGTTCTTGACTGACTAATCTCGTATGGTTCAAAAGTTTCTGCATAGGATTCAGGCATTACAAACTCAATTTCTTGATCTAAGAACTCTTTAGTACCTAATTGTGATTTAGGTTTTTCGCCTTTTTTACCACGATAATATCTTATCGAACTTCTAACAACATCAATATCTGCAAACTGTTTGGTATTTTCTGCATAGATTTTTTTAGCCAAAGTTAAAGATGGAAGCTTTGGGAACTTAGTTAGATAAGATTTAATTAAATTACTTACAAAAGAATTTTTCATTATTTTTTTATTTTTAGTTTATAATTTTTTGCTAAGGTAATTAATTCCTCCTTTGTAAATTTATAAGATCGTGACAAATCAGCCATATCTTCCAAATCCTCAACTCTATTTATTCCTATTCTCTTTACTAATCCTTTGCGATATTCGATAAGATTACCTGCTAATTGTAGGTTGCAATAAGAACATTGTTTGTGAACATTATCTTCGTTAAATATTAGTTTAGTATAAATTTCAGCTTTTAAATAATGACCAGCATCCCATTTAGCATCGGACTTATTACAACTAATACAAGGTAGGTCTTTGTCTCTTTGTCTAATATATATTTGAAAACTTACTCTTGCTAAATTTCGCAACTGGATTAAACTTTGGCTATCTACTTTCATTTGCTTAACTCTCTTATTCACTTCCTTTTCTGAGTTAAATTCCATTGAGCAGATAGCCGAACAAACAACTTGCAAGGTATTGAATGGTTTATACATTTCGCCACATTGCTTACATTGTTTAAGTTTAATTTTCATTTATAAACTATTTAGATAAGTTCTACATTCTTTTATTCTCGCATACATGGATTCAATAACCTGGTTATCTTTTTTGATGTGAAATTCCTTTATACGTTTGGCTATCGGAATATGACTGTAACTGTGGTTGCGTTCAATTTCTTCTACAGCTAATAAGTACTCAGGGTTTTCACTATCAATCATTCCCATCTTCCAACTTAACCTTCTTTTTTCATCCTCAACAAGTTGGGTAGGGGTGTCAATTAATACATAAGCTAAACAAGCATCTTCTAATCCTGTTAATTCCATATAAGCTTGCAACTGGTAAAAATAACCTTTAGTCGGTATCTCGGTTTCAAAATGTGGAAACGTATAAATGTCCCAGCTACTTTTTATATCAATTACATTGTCCGATACGATGTCGGGAGTACCACTTAAAAACTCATTTGAATACCATTGTTCGTTCTTTGTGTAAAAACCACCTTTAAAAACTGAATAGGTACTAATTGCAATGTCCTCAACTTCTAATCCCTTCTCAACATATTTATTAGTAAATTCCTTTCTTATACCATAAGTTTTTTCAATGAATAGATTTTTTAAATACGATTTACAGGTCTCACCCATCTCGTTTTTGGCTCTGCCATTAGTCATGATTTGACCAATAGCCGATGCTCTGAATTTTAAATCGTTAAACATTTATTAAAGCTAGTTTAAGAACGTTTGATTGTGGACCGCTAATAGTATAGTTCTCCATTGCTTCTTTAACTTTATCGGACTTACCTTCCTGTATGGCAGTAATCATTTTCTTTAAAGTTTCGGGAGTTAGCATTGGTTTACTTTCTTGCTTAGGTTTTACACTTGCATCGTTCCCATCATCATCAGTTGATTCTAAAGCTAATAACGAACTAATGTTATATCTACGAAAGTAAGTAACAGCAGAACCAAGTTGTTGAGGGTTTAAACCGCTAGGCATACTTATCGAACTACTAACTGATTCTCCTGTTTCGGCACAAGTAATAACAGTTGTAACTAGATCATGATTAATTGGCTGTAGAATGATTAAACCAAGTTCTGATAGCAATGGCTTAACTTCTGCTAAGATGTCGTTTAAAGTAGTATATGAGCTTTTAAAGTGTGGATTTTTACCATCCTTCTTAATAGCATTTACTTTAGATTGAAATTGTAATAACTTTGAATTGAGGTTTGGGGTTTTCATGATTTCTTTTTGGGGTTTTAGAATGGTGTGTTGTTTGAATCGTATACGGTTTTTCCGTTACCGATGTAGCTTGCTTTTACTTTGGCAGCTCGTTCTTCTTTGGTTTGTCCTGTAGTTATGGAGGTGTCTTGTCCATACTGGTTAGGTTGGTCGTTCAAAATGATACTGATATCATAATACTCAGCTCCATTTTTACCTGGTTTAATTCTTGACTTATCTAGTTTAGTTAAGTCGATTGATGCTGCGATAATTTTACTCATGATTTATTTGGGTTTATTGGTTTATATTTTTTGTTCTAAAATGTCAAGTAAGTAGTTTAGTTTTTCCTCATCTGTAAAATCATTCTCTTTAGATATAAGCTCAACGTATCGAATAGCTTCATCTTTAAATATGTAACGATGCTCAGGGTAATTAATATCTAATACTAATAACTCATTTGGATACCAATGTTCAGTTAGCCAGCATTGGTTATAGCTTCCGCTGGTGTAATCTTCAGGGTCTAAGTCGTACATCATATTTTAAAATTGAATGGGTTAAACGTAAATAATTGCTTGTTTCTATTCTCATTTGCATTTCAAGTCCGCATGTTATTTGTCCTTGAGCAGCTTGTTCTAATATCAAACTTTCTAGTTTAAATATTTTCTCGTAGGATTCTGCTATTTCTTTTTTCATATAAATTTTTTTAAGTTTTGTTCAATAAATAATTCCATTACTTTTACTTGTTCAAAGTATCTAGCACGTTTGCCAGTTGAATTTCTAGGTAAGTTATCAATATGTGATTTAAGGCGATTATTAAACATTTGTAGTCTATTTAACTGGTCTATGTCTAGTTCGATATACATCATTGATTTACTTATAAATGGTTCAGTCGGCATATCGAATAGCTAAGAAACGTTCGTATAATTCTTTATTAAAGCTGCCATTCTTTTGCCACCAATTAACAGCATGACAATATCGGGCCATGCACCA